TAGGGCAGCGACCATCATCAGATCGCTGCAGTTGGCTTTTCGGCGGGTGGCCACCTGGCGGCATCCATTGCAACGACGCGCGGTGACCGGCCGGACGCCCTCGTCCTTGGTTACCCCGTCACGCGAGCCGAGTTCGGCCCTTTGATGGGTAAAGAGATCCTCGATGTGGTCGATTCAGTTGACGAATCCACTCCTCCCACATTCGTGTTCACCACTCAAAGCGACGGCCTGGTTCCCGCTTCCAATACGACTGATCTGGTCAGCGCGCTGATGGCGCACAACGTGCCCGTGGAGGCGCACATGTACCTTCTGGGTGCTCACGGCCTCAGCCTGGCGAAGGCTCACACGGCTAACAGGCAAGCGGGAAGCACAGATGAGGCGGTTGCGCAGTGGTTCCAAGCTTCCGTTACATTCCTGCGGCGCATTTTCTCCCCCTTCCCGCTCGAGGGTGCTGCGATGACGTGGAAGTCCTATACAGATACACGCCGAGTGGGGATCGACATGCGAGTCGATCGCCTCCTGGCAGTTCCTCAGGCACGCGCGATCCTGCAGAAACTGGCACCTGAGCTTTTGGCATTCGTGGAAGCACATCCGGCGTCAGCGCACATGTCTGCACGCATCCTGTTCGAACAGGCAGCCGACCGTTTTCCTGAGGACACGATCCGTCAGGTCGAAAACGAGCTCACCGCTTGCAACAGGTGAAGACTCCGCGTATTCAAGCGAAAGCCCCGTAACCTCAAGGCGACGGGGCTTTCTGTGGGGTGGCTGACGGGGAGCCAACCTGACACCACTTCTGACGTGCGAAAATAGATTACCGACCTAGGCCGCGTGCCACCTACGTGCCACTAGCGCGTTAAGCGTAGATATTCTTGGAAGGCTGACACTACCCATCGTGGGAGACTCAATTCGTCCGCTATTGCGGTTGCGTCGCCACCATAAATAGCCTCAAGTCTCGCGTATTCCTCATCGCTGATGAAGGCGCGTGCTACGCGGTGGTCGATTGCTTGCTCAACGTGGTCTGGTTGCGCGCAATTGTCGCCACGGTAGGCGTGAGCGAGTTCGTGAGCGAGAACCGGCGCAGCGTACGTGTCTGTCAGCGCGGCATGTATCCATATTGTGCGCGCGTCGTGATCGTATAGTCCAAGATCTTCCATACGCGCGCGTTTCACAGTGATTTTGAGTGCGGCAGCGTCCTTGAGCAGTTGATCGTAGGAAGGTCTGGTCATGTGGGCATGGTAGGTGGGGGCGTGTGCATTTGCGCACCCACTACGGGTTAGAGTGCGTCGCCGGGGTTGTGTTTAGCGGCCTTGCGCTCTGTTAGTTCGGGGGTGTCACCGTACACCTCGAACGGGGGCCGCTCACTGTCAAAGTCTGTGAGTGGCTTGTCGTACTCGCCATATTCTTTTACGAGGCGTTCATATGCCTCTCTCACAACGTCTTGCGGCTCTATGTCGATCAGCTCGCACACCTTATCTAGTATTCGTAGTGGCAGGTGACCGCGCTTACTGTTGAGCCAATTTGTCATGGCAGTGGGGCCGTGGCCTAGTTCTTTAGCCACGCCGGAGATAGTCCAGCCGTACTGAGTGATCTTCCCCTTAAGGGCAAGTCCTACATATTCAGCAAATAAGTCTGCTCTGTCGTTTATGTCCATAAGACCACTGTACTACTTATTTAGAGTAATGTCTATGTCTAAATTGGTAATTGTTTCAGCTTGCCATTACTCATTCGATGTCCTATTGTACTCATATGGACACAAACTTAGCGGAACAGACCGCAGAAGAAGTAAGGAAAGCGGTCGCCCTATCGGGGCGAACCGGGCAGTCAATTTCAGATGAAACAGGCATCCCCTACTCGACATGGAACCGGAAAGTTAAGGGCAGGACAGAGTTCTCACTGACCGAACTGTATCTCATAGCAGAAGCGCTAGGAGTCACGCCATACGAACTCATCCCGTCAAGTTTCAAGCTCGAACAGGCCGCGTCATGACGAGCCAGCTACCAGACAACCCTAGTGAAGCGTTCGCACCAGATAAGTACTACGCCACGAAAACGGCGGCAGAACGTTTAGCGGTTGGAGAGAACACGATCCGAGACGCACTAGCGAAAGGCGACCTCAAAGCGATCAAAGCCGGGGGGCGCGTCCGCATCAGAGGCAAGGAGCTGAACCAGTGGCTCACACCGTACAGGTAAAAGAAAAGCTCCCACGTACGCCAATACGCGGGAGCAAAGACCACCAAAACCAACCAAGGAAAGTCTCATGACTCATCATATCAGCACCCGCTGGCGTTTGTGGACTGTCCGCACGGCAGCGGTACTCCACCTCATTATCGCGCTCACCGTCCTCATGGCTCTCACGCGCATGGACAACACGCAAGTGCAAGCGGCAGCGGCCTACATGTGGGCATTCCTCGCCGTCCTACTCACGGCCGGCACATTCACCAGCGACAGCGAGGCACAGTGATGGGCTACATCGAAGTCCAGACCCCACCCGGCAGGGCGCACCGCACCGCGTGGCGAGGATGCGAACAGTCATGGGAGACACCGCACGTCTCACCACCGGGCTACATGCGGATCACAAAAGCCGACCTCACCGACGGCCTCGACCACCCAGTCACCATCACAAAAACCACGCCACGCAGAAAGGACAAGAAATGATTAACCGCACGTTTGAACGCGGAAAGGCTCGTCTTTTTCCGCAATCTTCACAAGAACACTCTGAACGACAGCAGACCACCCGCGCTCGTCGTAGGCGACAGCGTGATACAGGAGAGTCCCACCCGGCGCAAGAGTGGTGCACGCATTTGTGGCTACTCCAACCCGCAAGTTCAGGCCACCAATCTTGTCAGCGTAAATCTCTTGCACGTTCACTGTTCGACGCCCTTTGTTCGACAGTACGCACATTCCTTTTTCGTGCGCGTATTGAGCGTAGTGGGATTCAAGACAGTAGGCGGGGCGGCGGTGCTGTTTCCAGTTCAGCCAGTTCCACGCCGTGTTGCCCAGTGTGCCTACTGCCGATACGGCCAGTGCCCACCACGCGGGGTCGCTTATCCAATCCACTTTTTGACAATAGCAAAGGCGCGTGAGGTGCAGTGAAGCCTGACATTTTTCTGGAAATGCTTTGCAGCGACCGTATGACGACCGTCGCGCCTGACGTGAATGGGCGCGGCCTTCAGGTCCGCTTGTATGCCGGTGACTACTCCTCCGGTGTCACCCTCTGCGTCCTGGACGTGCCGCTCGAACCCGAGCAAATGCGCATGGTGGCCGCGTGGCTCAACGTAATGGCGGAAGAACGCGAGGAGGCGGAGTAATGCAAAAAAGCTTAAGACATTCACTCTCACGATCAGCGGCAACAGTGGGACGATCACGCCGGAAGGCTGTAAGCCTATCGAGATTGATCCCGTGCAGATACAGGCGCTGACGACCACGCAGTTTCTCAGACCCCTCGGCGCTTTCGTCGCCATCCATTTTTTCGTGAACGATTTTGAGGCGCTACTCGCATCGGAAACCGAACAGCAACAAGAAAAAAAGGAGAAAGACCAATGTACCCCATCAGACCCCGGGACTTTCAGGAATTCTACAAGCAGATAGAAGACCTCGGCCCGGCCATCTCGTGCCTGCGCAAAGCCCGGAACATCAGGCCAATCAACGACATAGAAACCTACCAAGCCCTGCGCAACTTCAACATCATGTGTGAGCACGCAGACCTAATGTACGGATTCCTCATGGGTCATATCACTGGAATGGCGCTGTGCGACCTCGACCTATACACCGCCATAAACCCCGACCTGCACCCTGACATCAGTTTTCACAGCGGGGAGGACGAATGATGGAAGCGGATACCAGTCTCTCGATCAAGGGCGACGGCGTAGCTATCGCGCCCGACATTTTCAGTAACGGCCTTGTCGTGTGGGCAAGCCAGAGCTCCACTCTCCCCATGTGGGAAGTGATCGACATTCCACTAGCACCATCGCAAATGCTTGCCGTGGCCGCGTGGCTCACCGACATGGCAATGAAGCAAGGACAGGAAAAGAAATGAACGACGAAAGCTTTGAAAATCTTAAACAACTGTATGCAGGTGTGCACGCGGTACGCAAAGACACGATAGACAAGCTATTCGACCTCTTAGGCGCTCACGTAGACAATGACGTGTTCTTGCAAAAGTCTATCGGACCCGTCGCCTTGTTTGGCGTTGGAAGCGTGGAAGGCGCGTTAGCCACAGCAGAGAACACGATTATTGGCGCAGCCGCAGACCTATGCGGGGTTACGCCTGAACAGGAAGTTGAACTACTTAGAAATACAGTCAACGACGATTGCGACAACTAACGGTAATGGATATCAGTTTCAACATCACGATCCCGGACAACTTGCTACAACGGCGGGCGATTCTCGCTGACGAGTTCGACAAGTCCCGTCCGGCAACCCGTATCCAATTCGAGCAGCTATGCGAAGCGCAAGCCGACATCAGCGACATCGTGCAGGACGCATGGCTAGACGCACTAGTAGAGGACAAACTGAAATGACACAGATCAATTGGCAGACACCCCCTCCAAGACGCAGAGGCAGAGGGCGACCTTACGCATACAAGTGGGAGCCGTTTGTTGCGGCACTGAAAGCTCACCCCGGTAAGTGGGCACTTTTCGACGAGGAAGTGAACCCAAATGCAGGTTGGCTCATACGCATGGGTAAACACACCGCGTTTCAAGGTGGAACGTTTCAAGCCGTTACGCGCAAGGGCAAGAAACAGCAACTACTGTACGTGCGCTACATGGGCGGAGACGCGGGGCAGGAACAATGATCGAGACAACGCCTGACGAGTTCCAAGAGTTCTACAGCGACATTGAAAATTGCTACGAACACTTATGTGACGTTCTCGACGACATCATTTTCATGAAGCCGGTTGAGGACAGGGGTGTTCAGAACCTATACCACTCATTCGAATGGGCATGTTGGACGGCAGAGCACTTATATTCAGAACTCTCTGACCGTATGGTAACGCTGTTACTCGCTAACCCGGAACTGTTCCCCGATGAAGCGGCAGAACTGCAAACGCTTGAAGGAGAACACCAATGAGTGATTACGAGGACGTGGACATTGACCGCACGACCATCATGAGTGACACGCAATCAGTACAAATCAGTGAACCGGACATGAACGAGCTGGAATGTATCGACCTTGTGCCGACCGTGGCTCAAGCAGTGAGAGCAGCAACCATTTTTGCGCGCGTCGCAGTCAAACAGGCCGGATACGAGCCAGACAAATACGCGACTATGGAAGTTATTTACGGGTACTTGCTCAGAGTGATATACGACCACCCGGAAATTGAGCAGGAACGAGAACTCGCATGACCACACAAACACACTATGCGGGCGGGATCGGGCCGGGTATTTACCCGGATATTCCCGACACGGAGTATCACGCGGCGAAAGACATTCTCTCATCGAGTGGCGCGCGCAGGCTCATCACGAGTACGCCACGTAAGTTCTATGAGGAAATGACAACGGTCAGGCCGTATAACCCGGCGTTTGAGATCGGGCACGCGGCGCACACGCTCATGCTTACCGTGGGTGACCCGTTCGAGGTTGTTGACGCTGATTCGTGGCGCACGAAAGACGCTAAGGCGGCGCGGGACGCGGCGCTACAGGCCGGTAATACCCCGCTACTCGCTAAGGAGTATGCGCAAGTGCGGGCAATGGCTGACGCGATACTAGATCACCCGGTTACGGGGGAATTGTTCACGCGCAACGACACGACCAGTGAGCAGTCCTTGTATTGGACGGACGAGCAGACGGGCGTGGCGTGCAGGGCGCGACCCGACCTAGCAGTGAACGACTGGAGCCTCGTCGTGGACTACAAGACCACGGTGAGCGCTGACCCTAGAGAGTTCGCTAAAAGTATCGCCAAGTATGGGTACCACCAGCAGCAAGCGTGGTACTGCGAAGCCGTAGAAACCTTGACCGGCATACGCCCGGAGTTCGTGTTCGTGTGCCAAGAGAAAACACCACCATACGAGGTGTCACTTATTCAACTGGACGCGGAAGCGGTGCGTATTGGCGGGCGGCTGAACGAGGACGCGCGCAGTATTTACGCGGCGTGCATGGACAGTGGCGTGTGGCCGTCATACCCGACCAGCGTGCAGGTAGTTGGCCTACCCGCGTGGGCACTCAGGCAAGCAGACCAAGAGACAGGAATAGAGGCACCATTCTAATGAGTGAAAGTCTAGCTATCAGAGCCGATCAAACAGAGTTCGACGAACGCCAGCTCGCAGCACTCCGAGCGCTAAAAGTTAAAAACGCAACACCTAGCGACCTAGGAGTGTTCTTTCACCAAGCGCAACGCACGGGGCTTGACCCGTTCAGCAAGCAGATTTACATGATCGCGCGGCGCACGCGCGACGAGTACGGCGAGTGGAAAACGGAGCAGACCATTCAGGTTGGTATCGACGGGCTACGCCTAGTCGCACGCCGGGCCGCTAACCGCATGGGGCAAGCACTCAGTATCGGTAGTGCAGTCTGGATGGCGGAAAACGGCCAATGGTATGAAGCATGGCCGCGCACTTTAGGACTGCCGGTTGCCGCCAAAATACGAGTGACAGTCGGTCAAGGAGTGTTCGACGCGGTAGCAAACACCGACGAGTACATGCCGACACGCATGGACAAGAGCAGCGGGAAGATGAAACCTACTGGGCAGTGGGGGAAAATGCCCGCACTCATGATCGCGAAATGCGCGGAAGCCCTAGCGTTACGCAAAGCGTTCCCGATGGACTTGTCCGGCTTATACACGTTCGAGGAAATGGACCAAGCAGACGGTGATCGTGGAGCGTTCGAGCCACAGCAGGAGCCTGTGAGCGTAACTGTCCTCACGGGGAACAGTGAACCGGCACCACACGAAAAAGGTGAGCCGAACCGTATCAGCGCTACGCAGCTAGAGGAGATTAAGTTCCTCGCAGACGAACTGGGATTCACGCCAGAGCAGGTACTTGCAGGAGCACGGAAATACGGCGGAATACCAGACGGGCAGCCCGCACCGTGGACGCTGGACACCATGCCGTCCACCGTTGCAAACACGGTGATTGAACGGCTACGCGAAGTGCGCAACAAGTACGCGACAACAACAGGCAACACGGAGGACGAGCAATGAGCGAAATTAACGGAGTACACCCCTACGCGGATAAGTTCCCCATGCTACCGCAAGCCGAACTGGAAGAACTCGCACAGTCGATTCGTGAGAGCGGGTTGCGTCAGCCGATTGTGGTCACGGTGGACGGTCTGATTCTGGACGGTAGGAACCGTTTTCAAGCGTGCCGCATGGCTGGTGTTGAGCCTGAAAGCGTGGTGTATGAGGGTAGCGATCTCGCCGAGTACGTGCTGGACGCGAACATTACGCGCCGCAACATGACTACTAGTCAGCGCGCTATGGCAACCGCCCTCGTGCTGGAAGCAGACGGCAGGAGAGCAAACGGACGCTGGAAACGCGGCAGCCTCGATAATCAGGAATTCCTGAATAGCGACTGGAAGAACAAGATCACGCAAGCTGGGATCATTCTCGACTACTCGCCTGCGCTGGCTGGGCGCGTCCTCGACGGCACACTCGCCCTCGACGCAGCCTACAAAGAAGCCAACGAAATCAAACAGTCCGCAGAACGCGACAAGATCATGGCGCGCGAACAAGCCCGCCGCCAGCGCGAAGAAGAAGCAGCCGAAGCCGAACACAACGCGCGCATCATCGCAGACCTGACGCAAGCAGGCTCAAAATACGTCGCCCTCATCGAGGACGGCACCATGACCCCAAGGGCAGCGTGGAGCGCACACCGTGAGGACACGCGCAAACAACGCGAACACCAAGAAAAACTCGCGCGCGGCTGGCGAGACACCAACCGGCACATCACAGAAGCCGTCAACATGCTACAAGGCGGCGCTGAGCAAGCCGAAATCTTCCTCAACGACTCCTACCTGCACGAAGCCGACACAGTGCCCGAACCTTTGCGCCTGACCATCAGTAACACGCAAACGGCTATCGACTTCCTCACCTACCTGAACGAAAGGCTCCCACGATGAACACTTACCTCAAAGACAGTGTTGTCAACCTATACGACAAGTACATGAACGAAGCGGGCGGCAAACTCAAATATGAGGACGTGCGAGAAAAACTCGTCCCCGAAGTAATGACCGTACTCGAAGAACGAGAACGCAACGTTGAAACCGAAGCGCGCACACTCATCAAGGCAACCCTTGACTCCACACGGCGCAACAGGTCAAACAATATGCGCAAGAGCCTAGAGGACATTCTCGACTACCTCGCAGACCCGGAGGAAGCAGCGCTCAGCGTGCAGCCGATCATGGAGTGCGCGTTCCCACTGGGAGACGGGCAGGACATGACACTGCGGTACTGGAAGATTGAGGACTTCTTTGATTCCCGCGTGGTGCGCTACAGGGAAGCAGCAGCAGCCACCGAAGCAGCCAAGCAGTACGACGAGCAGGTGTCAGCGTTAGCGCAACTTATGCGCGCGCGGGGCGCTACAACTCTCGGTGACCTCGTGGGTGGTGACAGTAATGCCAACGCCTAACATTCTCCACAATGATTACACGGCTCCCGTGCGGGCGAACGACCCCGCCACGTCACAGGCGGCGGCGGACAGCGTGAAGGTGCGCGCCTCGTGGCTGGACGTGTGGGAAGCGCTCCTGCGGCGCGGCGCGTGTATAGCGCAAGACCTCGAAATTGACTTGCAGTTTAAGCAGTCGCCTCAGCGTGTGCGCACGGCGCTCAGTGAACTCGAAACAGAAGGAGCCGTCGAGTACCACGAGGGGGACGAACGTCTTACGCGGTCAGGACGCGCGGCCCGCGTCGTTCACGTGGTGCCCGATAACAAGCGCGCCGTGGAACTCACGCGCGCAATGGAGGCGCGAAAATGGACACTGTAACCGCTACCAGCCGCGACGGTAATAATGAGTCCACCGAATTATTCACGCGCCTTATCCGCGTGGAATTACCGGCTGTTGATAAACCGTCTTACATTCTCACGAATGTCGCGGCGGGGGTCATGTTTAAACGTCTTTACGGTCAGGGATTACAGCGGCATGAAATAGTTAAAGCCGCATATTCAGGGGTATTTGGGAATGTGGTTACTTTCCGCGTGACATGCACGAGAGAGTTTGAGGGAGACGAGTTGTGAGTAAATACCTCATTAGTTTCTTTGTGCCCGGCAAGGCCATCACGGAAGGCTCGACACGCTATCTAGGTGTGCGCGGCGGGAAGCCGATTATCACGCACGACAACCCGGAGTTGTCGGCGTGGCGGCAGAAGGTCGCTCAGGTGGCCGTACTGTACGCGCGGCAAGCAGGGTGGGAACTCCCACTAGACGAACCCGTTGCCATTCGCGTCGCGTTCACCCTCGCACCACCTAAACGCCAACGCTGGGACAAGCCAGCCGTCAAACCCGACCTCGACAAGCTACAGAGAGCCATAGGCGACGCGCTCGGCGCTAACGGAAGCGTCCTACGCGAGGACTCACGCATATGCGAATGGCAAGCCGTCAAACAGTACGGCGACAAGCCCGGCGTGCAGGTCACGATCAGCCGCCACTGGCTGAAACACAGGAATCAAACACAGACAGTTGAAAGGAGGAAATGACGATGGCGCAGAAAGAAATAACGCCGTGGGTGCGTATCGCACAGTCCATGCCGAACCACCCGAAGATTGCGCCACTCACTGATAAGGCGTTCAGGGCGCTGATTGAAATGATCTGTTACTCAGCTCAATACGACTTGGACGGTGAAGTGCCCGTTGGTCTTGCTAACAGGCTGTGGGGCGAGGACGTGTTAACGGAGCTTGCGTCTAATGATGGCGACGCGCCGTCCGTCAGTGAGCGTGGCGGTGTGTATGTCATTCATGGTTATGCGGATATGCAGGAGACGCGGGAGCAGCGTGATCGCAAGCGTGAAACTATGCGTGAGCTTGGTAGGAAAGGTGGGCTTGCTAAGGCTAAGCGTACCGCTAAGCGTGACGCTACAGAAATGTCTAGCGTGGCGCTAAGCGAAAAGGTAGCGCACGCTAAGCCTTCGCTAGACGACGCTAGAAGCGAAAGAGAGGGTGCGTCACTGGCACCACATCAACGTGACGGCGCTCACAGTGAGGTGATCGGCGACACGACGCCGACAAGCGAAAACCAAAACTCCACGTCAGACAGTGTTTCCGTAGCGGAGCGCCACGAAACAACCTACCGTACCGCTAACCGTGACGCTAAGCGTACCGCTACAGAAACACCTAGCGTGCCGCTTAGCGTAGCGCTTAGCAAAAACGTAGCAGAAGAAGAAGAAGAAAAAGAAAAAGAAATATATACCCCCTATAGTCCCCCACGGGGGGACGACAGCGACGACAGCGACTTCACCGAGTTCTACGACGTTTACCCCCGGCACGTCGGCAAGCAAGCAGCAGCGAGAGCGTTCAAGAAAGCCGCCAAGAAAGTCAGCCCTAGCGTCATCATCACTGCCGCTGAGCGCCTAGCGGCAGATCCGAACCTTCCCGAAAAACAGTTCATCCCTCACCCGGCTACGTGGCTCAACCAAGGCCGGTGGGAAGACGAGCCACTACCCGAACGGCGTGGTGCCGCGACCTACGGGCAACGGCAGGAAGCAGCAGAGCGGGCAGAGTACGAACGGCTCAAAGCGCTAGACGCTCAAGACGAAGCCGACGGCACCATGTGGCTACCGAGCGGGGAGACAGCATGATTACCAACGTCGAAGCACTCAAAGTCCTGAAACTCGCTAAAGCTCACAGGCTCATCATGGAGATCAACACGGGGGACGCGGAAGTGTGGCGGCACGCGATCAACCGGCACCATTCGGACGCGACACTACAAACGCTAGTCGAAGCGGTGGAAATACTTGCCACTAGGCCGCGTAAGCGTGGCGGTGACATCACGATAGGCGACATCGTTGAAGCGGTTGCGGCTTACAAGGCGGAACGTTCCAGCCGTATCCGCGACTACGAGCAGCGGCACGGGAGATTCACTGGCGAGGGGATCACTGACCCGGCTCAGTGGCGAGTTGCGCTAGTCGCATGGACTGACGCTATCGGCAACGGGCAGGACGGTGAGGAAGCTGAACGGGCGGCGTACAGGAGCGTGGGAATGGCAGTGCCGAGGCGTGACCAGCTTGTGCAAGACCCCGGCAAGGTACGCAACCTCATCGAGACGGCTAAGCGAAACATCTCCGTTAACAGGGCTAGCGCGCCGCCTGACAGGCAAACAGGCGGCAACAGTACCCACGTAAGGGACAGGGCGTGAAACACGCTCAGAAAGGACTACAGGAAGAAATGAAAACGACCACCATCAACGGTGAGTACATCTACACCGACAGGCTTTACTGGATTGAGGGGACACGAGGTGGCTACCCAATCGCTGGGGTCCACAAACTCGAATACAACCAAACCGGCACGGCACTTAGGAACATTGCCACAGGCGTTGCCGTCTACCTCGAAATGGACGATGGCTCACAACCGTTTGTCAACACCATAGACGAAGTATTGACTCTCACGGCTATTCCTACCGCCCTCGTTGACCGCTTACTCGAAGCGGCAGAGGGAGACGATGAGGACAGTCCAGCCACTCACGGGCTATTAGGCGAACTTTCCGCGTGGGTGTCCCAATCTTACGGCAAACGTTATTAACCACTCAATCACCGGCAGTAAACCAGAACAGGAGTCAAAATGCCTACAGAGCAATCGAGAATGACCCGCGCGCTCAACCTCACGAACGCGATTATTAAGCTCCTCAAGGAAAGCGGGAACGAGCAGAAGAAAAACGCGCTAGAAACGGCACTGCAATTAAAAGTAGAACTCGCCACGATAAACAATTAAGCCCCCGCGCGATAAACACGACACGGTTGGACTTAATTACTCGACGAACGCAAAACATAAACCAGCAAACAAGGGGACAAGCAAATGAGATTTTTCTACGACACAGAGTTCCTAGAAAAGGACGGGCACATCTTCCCGATCAGTATTGGCATAGTCTCAGAAGAGCCGAACAGCATGGGTGACTTCGCCTATTACGCGGCACTTCAGGACGCGAACTGGGAAGAAATAATCAAAGACGAATGGATACGCGAAAACGTTATCCCCAACCTAGGAGAGAGCGCCACGCTCAAACCCCGGCGACAGGTCGGGGCTGAACTCATGGCTTTTGTCGCCAGCTTCGGTGGCACGAGTGAGGACAACGAACTGTGGGCCTATTACGCGGCCTACGATCACGTGGTGCTATCGCAAATCTACGGGCGGATGATCGACATTCCCGAACCCGTCCCCATGCACACGAACGACATCATGACCATAGCTAACGTGCTTGGCCTACCCGATCCGAAACTGGACACTAGCAGTCACAACGCGCTTATAGACGCTGAACAAGTGTGCAACGCATACCGAAACCTCACAGCCAAATCACGGAAAGGACAAGACAAATGAGTGAGCTTGTTTTCAGCGAGGAAGCGCGCGTCACGCTCCCCACGTGGAGCACTCTCAACATTCCACAAGCCCCGGACGGGAACTACTACGTGTGGGACCAGTACGGCGCGAAATACAAGGCCACCCACACGGGCGACAGCACGACATTCACAGAACTCCACGACGGGCAAGACCCGCTGGATTTCTCACTGGGGACGCTCATCGACGACGGCACCATTCTGTACACGCAGCCCCCCGCCCGCAAGCAAACCCGCGTAGGCGACACGCTCGAAACCACTGAGGACTTCCAGACAGCGCCCATCGGCACAGTCATCGACAACCCCCAAGGCTACTTGTGGCACAAAGGTAGCTACAGGTGGAAAACAAGCAACCACAGGTACGCCGGACCCCAGCGCGACGAAGACTTCACCGACCTCGAACACATCAACAAATACAACAGCCCCGGCTTCCCACCGTGGACCGTCATCCACGTGGGAAAAACCGAAAGATACGAACAGGAGAACGACAAGGAGGCTGACCAGTGAGGAGCGAAGCGGAGAAAACCTGCTACTGCGAAACCTGCGACAAGTACTTTCACCCTCTAGGAATCATGGGGCACCGCAAGGCGCACAGAACACGGCGTGAGGACGTGACCATTGAGTTCACTTACGGCAACGTGCGCACATGGAGGTATTCAGAATTACCGCCACACGCTACACGCGAACAGGCAAAGGAGGCCGAAAAGTGAACTACCAGATTGACCTTGTGCTACGGAAAATGGCGACTGTCGAAGCAGCCGTCAAAAATCTACGCGAAACACTCGACGAATACGCGATCATGCCTATCCCCGCGCACAAGTGGCCGGACGATCCTACTAAGACCTACTTGGTGGAAGCCACGCAATACGGCCTCCCCGTGCGCGACATCATGCGATGGGACGAAGAAAAAGAACGCCTATGTTCAACAATCACGCGCACCGAACTCGACCCGCACTCAGAACACGACTTCCTCTACAGGTACGAGGAGGAACCAGAATGAAAAAACTAGACCCCGGCCAATGGCCGCTAGACAACTACTACGTCTACTACGTGAAAGGCAGCAGTGACGGCTACCCGGTAGAAGGATTCGCCGTCTGTGACTGTGGCAGCACGCTCTACCTGACAGGCGGTGACATTCTGCGCCCGTACATGCATGGCGACGCACTCTACGAATACCACCCGTGCGAAGTAATCCCAATGCCACTGTGGGAACCCGTCGAAAACCACACGTTCGACGGCATCGCCAACTCAGCCGTAGAACCCATGCACAACTACCTAAAGTGGCGCGGAGACTACCAGAACCGCATAGACAGAATCTACGGCCCAACCCTAAGAACCATCAAAACAAACACTCAAAACAAAGGAGAACAAGAATGAGTGGCGAACCAACAATCACCATCACCGGGAACCTCACACGCGACCCAGAACTACGATTCACGTCATCCGGCGCAGCAGTCGCAGACTTCTCAATAGCTGTCACACCACGCACCTACGACCGCAACACAAACGAATGGCGCGACGGTGACCCACAATTCTACAGGTGCAGCGTATGGCGCAACGCGGCAGAAAACGTGGCAGAAACCCTACGCAAAGGCATGAGAGTCATCGCCACAGGCCGCGTCTCACTACGCTCATACGAAACACGCGACGGACAACAACGCTCTGAACTATCCTTGCAGGTTGATGAGGTTGGCCCGTCGCTACGCTACGCGCGCGCACAAGTCGAGAAAGCCTCGGCGGGGAATACGCAAGCGGCACCGCAATACCAGCAGCGACCACAAGCCACACGCAACGCGCCAGCAGGAGGAACCCAAGGCGACCCCTGGGCACAACAAACCCAACCCGCATTCCCAGACGACCCACCATTCTAAACAACGCCACTCACCCAACATGTCGGAAAAGCCGACAAGTTGCACCGACGCGGGCGGGGATGACGGCCACCACAAGCCACTCCCCGCCCCAAGCGCCGCACCAAAGAAAGCCAGTAACAGTATGCGCATAAAAATTGGACTCACCATCAACATCGCGCGCGATAAAACGCCAGACAACACCACGGCGGTTGAGCCGCCAACCATCATCGACGGCAACTACGCCACCACAGAACGCCAACCAGAAGATAACACTCTAGGATTCCAACCCCGCGACGTAGAAGCATAACCACACGCCAAGGACACCCCAATGAAACTGACCAACAGCCAGCGCAAAGCCCTACGCAGACTCGGCAGAGGGCAAACAATCAGCCGAACAATGATGCGCGACACGCTCATCAAACAGTGCTACACGCTGAACGCACCCCCGCCACCACCCGCAAGCGAAATGAACGTCGTTACCTACACGGACTGGGAAGCCACAGTACAAACCGCTAAGCCGGTAATCAGCGCCTACGGGCAGCAACTACTCAACCAACTCGAAAACACCAACAGCGCGGCATGAACGGCAGAGAAAAACAATACACGCTCACCGACAAAGGCGAACGCGAAGCCGAACAAGTACGCGCACAAGGATAGTGCCGCGAACCGGGCCAACCACGAAACCCAGCCCACGGCACCACCCCACCGGAAGCGCGCAACCCAGCCCCACAAGCGGCGTAAGAAACACGAAAGAACCGCCGCCCCCAAGAAACGCAGGACTAAGCCACACCCCCGCTGACGCACACAGGCGCGCGCGCCCCAGCCCAAAACGCGCGCACCCACACAAAGACCTACTCACCCTCATCACCGTTCAGGAACGCAAGCATTTTCCGCTCACAACCCCGAAGCGTCTGCCACACCGCGCCCTGAGTCACACCCTCACCGGCAGCAATCTCAACCTGACTCAACCCCAACACGACATGCTTAAATAAGCGTCGTTTCTCAAGCGTGTTCAACACGTCGAACGCGCGGCGCGCGTCCACCACGCACGCCCACAACGTTGACTGCGCATAAGGACTACACTCAGCGCGCGGCATGTCCCCATCAGGAGCGTGCCCATCGTTCAAACGCCACCCCCAAGCGTGCGACTCAAAAAACGACGCGCGCAACAATTCGACAAGCTCCCGCCACGAGTAACCGCTCACCAGCCCCCCAACCAGTCAACGCACACTTCCCGCTCATGGTGCTTATAGTCCGTAAAACACTCCCCCAGCCGCCCGCGCACTCGAAGAACCACTCCCCCGGCTTGACCGTGATTCCACGCGGTAGCCACCTGCTTAGGGTGAGTGCGTGCCCATAGCCATGCGCACCCCAAGCACTCCCCTACGGGGATACGCGCCTTACCAGCGAACAGGGTGACAGCGCGCATGAACGCCGTCCACAGCTCAAACCCCACGTCGCCCACAACGGCCACGTCGCCACAGGATTCAAGCACTCTCACGACAAAGTTTTCGTCAGCGGTTATGACGGTTGAACTCACACTCTCATGATAACAAGAATCAGTCTCAAAGTGGCGGCGCACACAAGCCCGTTAAACACAAAAACGTCCCCCGCCCCACACCACAAAGGGCACAGGACGGGGGAACACATTTTGAAAGGGAAATTAAGGTCATGTCAGCCTTAACTTCACCACCAGCATACACTCACTCCGCATCCGGGTGCAAACGGTGCATACTCGACTCCAACATGCCGATCTTCGACGACAACTCATCAAAATTACGGCGCTGCTCCTCCTTCGTATCACTCACCCGCCTATGAAGAACAGTCCTCTCCTGCGTCGCCTTATCCTCAGCCGCACTCACGTCTTTCCACAACAGGTTCAACTGGCTCGCCTGATTATTAGCGCGATCATGCTGCTCATGCCTCATCTCGTCAAGCTCATCAGACAACGCCTTCTGACTCTCACCTGTTTGAGCAAGCAACTCCATAATGACTTCAATCGAAGAACGAGTTTCGCCAATCTCAGACTTCAACTCGTCGATATCATCACGCAAGTTCACCGAATGATTATTAGCCACCTGCTCGTGAGCGGCAGACGCACTATCCGCCGCCGCGCGCGCAGTATTCTCAGTAGTTTTCATAACCGCCTCAAGCGACTGAATACGGTGCCGGATACTCTTAATACCCCACCGCGCAAGCCACACGAACAAAGCAAGCACCGTCAGAATAAGCACGCCCGCAATCTGAATAACCTCCGGCGTAGTCACCAACTCAATCACAGTATGAGGAACACCAGACTCCATACGCTAATCACCTTCAGCCTTATGTCGAGGCTCATAACGTTCACCGCCCGGCGTGACCTTGCCAACCCAATCAATCACCCCTAACTGTTTGAGCACCGTGAACGCCGCTGACGCTGCGCCGATCACGACACCAGCCTGCGTACAGAACAGTCTCCACGACGCGGGGTAAGCGCCCGCAAGCCACACGACAACGCCCAGCAAAACACCAGCTGCAAGAACAATCACCCGGCGTTTGCCAGCCGTCCAGTAGGGCTTGTCGAACGCGGCCTGAACGAGCGGCCACACGAACCCAACCAGCCCGCACGTGATAAGTGGGTCAATGTTTAGTCCAAGCATTATTTCCTCCCTAGCTGCCGGTTGATAGCGTGCTGCAAGGCTCTGACCGTCGCGTGGCCCATGTAGCCGTCCACCGCGACGCGGTAGTAGCGTTGCATACCGCGCACAAACTCAGGCCCGGCTATACCGTCAGCGTCCACGCGGAACGCGCGCTGCAACTTCACGATCAACTGTGAGCCTTCCGCGTTTTCACCGGTCCATTCCCAGCCGCTACCCGCTGCCGGGAAGTACTCACGGTTCGGTCTGTACTGCGAGCTAACCTGCCCGTCTTGTGGTGTGCCATTGATACGCTGCAACGCGCGCGTAGTGGATTCTCCCCACCAGCCGTCAACAGCCAAAGTCCCAGCCGGAACAACCGGGCGAGACGCACCCGTGTACGGGGGCCGGATAACAGCAATCACCGTGTCAAACGAACGCACCCTGCGATATACGCCGCCACCGTTCGACTGGCTACCATACGCGCCACTCGACGTGTTCCCCTCAATCGTCTGGAAACTCCACGCATACTTAATCTCCACAATGCCGATGTGGTCAGCGATTCCGTCATCGTCCCAGTCGAAGCACACGAGGTCACCCTCGCGCGCGTCCTCACGCCTGACGAGCCACCCGCGCGCCCTGGCGGTAGCGATCCTGCCCGGCACATACGCGCTATCAAAATTAGTGATACCAATTTCGCGTAGGCACTTAGTTACGAGCATGTCACAGTACGGGACGCCGTTAGCTGCGTATTCCTCACCGTGGAGTTCTGCGTAGGCCCTGCCGAAAATCGTGCCAGTCAGCGGGTCATCAAAACGGTTGTAGCCAACGTACTTGCTGGCTACACGTAGTAGGTCATTCCCCGTGGCCATATTCCACCTCCACAATCTCAGCAGTATCGTCCGGCGTGCTTGTCGCCGTGTCACCGTGACCCATTAACTTCTCGTATTCCTCATCCACAACTGCCCCTCCTTCTCCTTGCCGCCCGCACGCGGGCACTAAAAAACCCGCCCACCCCACGAAACAGGGCAAGGCGGGACACACAACGCCCGGCTAGTCAGCCATACTCACCGGGAACGCGAGCACACTAAAATAGTTCAACTTAGTGTCACCGCTCAGCGTGAGAGTGCCGCCACTAGGCGAACCGCCACGCACCGACAGCGCTACAGACGGTTGTTCACCAGCACGAACAAACGTCAACATTGTCACCGTCACACAGTCTTGCGTGCCCATGCTGAAACGGCCTAGCGACAGTTCCCCGTTTTGCCCGGTCAGCGCTAGGTCAACGTTGCCGCTCTTAACCAGCCCCCACGCCACGGCGGTAGCCATCATCATCCGGTCGTATGGGCGGGCCAGTAGCGCCGTTTTGCACATGCCGCTTGACGCTCCCGCTTTCACGGTGCTGCTCCACCCGCCGCTTTGACCGTTACCGTACCGCTGCACGTCGTACTCGACCTCGTTAGCGGGCTTCAATACCCACGCCCCGCCCGCGCCTTTCGCTCCGTCCGCGCGATACAGGACACCGCCAACATCGAAGTAGGCGGGGTTGTTTATGGTGACACTCGCCCCGCCGTCCACTGCGCGCGTCAGCGTTGAACGTGCAGACGCGACTGACTGTGCGGGAACCACTAGACCAGCCGTGTCCGTGTAGTCGCGCCACGACGCTAACAGGTCATCGCCCGCGTCAGGTATGGCCGCGCCTTTCCAATGTTTTGTACTCACTGTTCCTCCCTGTCAGGCGCGCCAACATTTAGCTCGCCACTATCGGACGCTTCTTCCAGCCCGTTGCACATGGCTTCGATCAGTACGTCGAGCATGCCGCCCGCGCGTGAATACTGGACGGCCAGTTCAGCCGCTTGTTCTTCCGCGTTCCGCATGGTGGCGCGCCGCAATTCCTCTATCTCTACTTTGCGCCGCAAATCGTCGAACTCTGCTGCGCTAATCTCAACAATCTCCACGGCCAGTCCTCCGTTCTCTTAGGATTCGTATGTGACGTGCAGGCGGAAACTCCACGGGTCATACTCGTTATACGTACCGTCGCCCGCGTTAATCGTGAAGTTCGTGTACCCGCCGCGCGTAAGCGACGCGCCCGCCGCGACACCAAAGTTTGTGCTGAACGTGCCGTAGTCGCGCATGAACACGCCGCCACGCGGCCCGTCACTCAGTGAGCATGGGAACGTGTGACCATTACCGCCGTCAATAAAGTCCCACGTACACCGGCCCGTCACCTTGATACTGATAAGCCGCTTGCCTTTCACGGCTGGAGCGTTGAAACGCACCTGCGTGTAATACGAACCACTCGACGCATACTTACCTTCGCCACGGTTGGAATCAACCCACGCTGGTGACACAGTGATCGTGCGGCGAACCGGCTTAGGCGGTGCGGGCGGCGCAGCGTCATCCGGCATCTTCAAATACTCAACTTCCGGCTCAACCTCAGCGTCAATACGACTGATCGTCAGCACACTTGCGTACATCATGAACTTCGCCTTCTTGTACGAGTGGAAGTGCGGCACAAGCGTGACAGGCACCGTACCGCCCGCCTCGCCCGGGCGCACGTGGTACACCTGCGTCACCTGATGTTGCGTGTACGACTGCGAGTTGAACGTTGTCTCCCACGAAAATTGCGCGCCGTCAGCAGTAATACCCTCCGGGTACTTTTCCGACCCCAAAGACGTGTCTAGGCGGATACCCACACCGTCGTTCGCCGTGAACCACGGTGCATTAGCGTCTTGCGTGGAAAACCCCGCCGACCATGACAGCAAATAATCGCCCTCGCTCAGGTTCAGTGGGATGCGCGCGACCGGCACCAGCTGATACCCCTGCGGGTGAATAACCTTCGGCAACGGGATAATCGCGTAAGACCCATGCGTACTACCAATAGGGATACCCCCCACAGTGAGAGTGTCAAATGAAGCGTCGCGCGCGGTAACCACGCCACGCCCGCCCATAGCGACACCCGTCACCACACTGTCACCGTCACTAGTGGTCAGCTTGATCTGGTCATCATCAGAACCAGACAAGCTGATAACCGGGTGAGTTTCACCATCCTGATACACCTGCAACCCGTCAGCCGACAGTTCGGTGCGCGCCCCGTAAAACTCAGGCTCACTATCAGTGCCTTTACGTAAACCGCCGAATACCATCTTGCCCGCGCCGATAATGTGTACCCACGCATTAAACGCCGACGATTCCAACTGCGAGAACTTTAGTTTCAAGAACTCAGCGACCTTAGCCGTCAGACTCTGGCTTGCGACAATGTTGCGCGCCTGAACGCTGTTAGCCGCGAGTTTGCCCGCAGTCACCGCGCCGTCCTCAATCAGCACCGTTCCCGCGTCACCGGCCTTAGCGACCAGTACTTTACCCGCCGCAAGTTCGCCCGCAAACGCCTTATCCGTCACGAGACTTTTCATAAACGCCGTGTCGAAACTGCCCGTAGCCGCGCGCAGCTTGTCAGCCGTCAGTGACGCGACAACCTCACTGCCCACAGGGCTTTTCGCCCACTGCGCGCCGTCCCACACCCACTGCCCGGCAATCACTCCATCGTCGACCTGCCACCACACGTCACCCATCGTCTTACCGTCACGTTCAGGAGCGCTAGCAGCCCGGTAAATAGTGTTCTTCTCGTCAGCCGTATTCTGAGCAGTAACAGCAGCGCTTTTCGCTTCTTCAGCCGTTTTCTTCGCAGCTTCAGCGTTCTGGTTAACTGTATCCACCTTGCCGGACACGGCAGCAGCAGTCTTTCTCGCCTCGTCAGCGTGCCTACCAGCTTCGTCCACCTCGGTCTCGACATACTCCACAGCCATGCCAATGTCGTCAATCGTGCTCTTGATTTCTTCGACCTTAAACGTCGCGTAATTAGCCGCAACACTTGCCGACTCAACCGCCACACGCGCTTCCTCTGCCTTCTTCTCAGCAGCACTAATACTCGCCTCGGCAGCAGTAATCTTCTCGCGCGTCTCCTCAACAGTCTCTTTCACACCATAAGCCGCCTGTTGCGCTTCCCACGCCACGCGCCCAGTCGCACCAACCGGCACAACACTAGACCCATCAGGAACCACGTCAGGCGCGCACACTTGAATCACACGACCAGACGAATCACGCAACAAACGCACACGCGCACCAACCGCGCTAATACCACTCTCACACGGCGCAACAACACTTTCACCCTCCGGCGCACCATTAACACGCACCCGGACAAAACCATTATCCTCAAACGCGACAACAGTACCCCACAGCCACATGTCGGGACGCAACGCAGTCAAATCACTACGGCGACGCTCAGGCAAATCAAGCCACAAGTTTCCACCACTCACCACGCCAACACCTCCACGTCAACCCTCATCGTCTTACCCGGCTCACTAATAGGCATGGAATACGCGCGCACCCTGCCCACCACCGTCTCGCCCTGCAACGTCTCAACACTCACCACGTCACCCACCTCAATACGCGGGTCGCACACAATCTCAAAACGCCGCGCACTCGCCACGCTCACACCATTACGCATATTCCGGTCAGCAGCAGCTTTCACGTCCCCGAACGTCTTAGCGTCATTCAACTCACGCCGATCAATAACCAGCCCATAGCCAGCAACGTCATACGGTGGCGTGTCTCCGCTCACCTCACTGACCCAACGGTGCCCGTCCTTCCCGTCCTTCTGCGACACCACAACCCAACGATTAGGGCGACGCTCCACGCCCCGGCGCGGCGACTCCACCAACAAGTCACGCCCCGAATAGAAAGCGTCCGGGCTACCCGCAGTCCTCCTACGCCACACATGCAAATAACCGTCAGGGCGAACCGCGTAATCAAACCCATAAGCCGCGCACAACTCACGCAAACTCGCGCTACGCGACACACCCCACTGTGTTTCCACACTCACAACAGGGTTATCCGACTCGTCCTCCAACACGCTAGGAATAAACGGCGACAACCGCTTCACCGCGTCCCACAACCGCTCCCCACGGTTAGGCGACAACGGAAACGACAACGGCGCGTCATCAAGCACCTGCAACAACCCCATGCCCGTCACGCGCACGCCCTCTTTGCGTTCCTCAAAAGGGTCAGTCAACACGAACCAGCCGATCTCAGTCTCGTACTCCACGCCGCCCGCGCTCACCACAGCCACAACCTGCACGCGCTGACCGTAATTATTCAACGGCGCATACGGGCTGTCCGGCACGAACTCCGGCGGCGCGACAAACTCCACCCGCTCAGGCACATCACGGTCAGCACTCGCTTCAACAACAAGACCCGACACTGGAATGTCAGTAGCTAACACAGTGCCGCCACGCATACTATTCACGCGCGCAAACACGCGATCAGCGCGCGTCAACACGCGCACATCAGCCCCAGTCCTCACCGCTCCACCTCCGCGACCTTACGGGCAACCAGCGTCGCACTCCACGGTTGCCAACCAGTCCCCAAACGCTCCCACTCACCCCACGTCACGCCAACCGCGCCACGACCACCGCGCGTCACAGCCTCAACAAACCCGGACGGGTCAACCAACTGCCACGACAAGTCCACCCGCGTCTCACCGTCCACACTCGTGCGCGTCCAGTCAGCCCGCTTCACAAGCACGCAACGCGCCCCGCGCGCACCCATAGGCAAACAACCCGGAACCAGCAGCAGAACACTCTGCGCCTCAACCACCTCATGCAACTCGCGCACACGGTCAGGCGAAAACAACCACAACCGCGTCTTGCCCTCAATCTTCGGGTAGTCGAACCGGGCAACACGATTATTAAACAGGCTCACACTGTTCGACAGTGTTTCCTCCTCACCCGTGTCCTCCCACAAGTCCACGGGCACAGTCCTACCAGCCGTGTCACTCACAACACCACCATGCGGCCCGGTAGGACACTCACGCGACGCGCGCACAGTCTCACCGTTAAACGAATACGCAAGCTCCACGCCCATAGGCGCAAGCGGGTCACTACACATCAGTGAGCCTTCGTCATTAAAAGCAACGACACGCTCCCCCTGCCGCAACACTCCACTCCCATCAAGAATGAAACGCAGCACACCATTACGACGGTCAGACACGACACGCACACCCACAGCAAGCACCCCTCACCGGAAAACACGGGAAGGGCGGCCACCAACAGCGGCCACCCTCCCCGCATGTTTATTCACCCCACGCCGCAGCGTGAGCCAACCGCACGCGCCCCGCTCACAAGCGAGACGCGGCAACAATCCGCTCGTCAGCAACCTCACCGAAATAGCCCTCAACCGTGCGACCGTCAACAATCATGTTCACACTCGCCCCACTCAACGACTTCGGATCAACACGAACCAGAACATCACCAAACACTTCATCACTCACATCGTGAGCAATACGCGCCCGACGCTCCCCGCTCGTCAACTCGCCAACAAGCCCACCATTCAACCGCTCAGCGTCAATACTCGCCTGACGCGCAGCAGCAAGCGACGCGACCATCACCAGCCGCGCAGCAGCAGCCGCACGCTCCACGCCGCTCTCAATACCAAGGGCAACACCCTCAGACAAGAACGCGCCAATCTCCATACCCTTACGGGACGGCGAATGAATATCACCAGCCGCACGCGCAGCAGCAACCGCCGAATGAACCACACTCGCAGCAGCAGCAATCACAGCGCCACTCCCCGCACGAATACCACCAGCAATACCGTAACTAATCATCAGGCCGATACTGTACGTTCCGCCCGCCGCCGCATACGCAGCACCCTTAGCGGCACTCACAACACCAGACATCGCCCCCGACAATGCGCGACTACCAGCCCACACGCCGCTCGCCAACTGGACAACAAACAGTCTGCCCACATTCACAAACACGTATGCCCGGGTTATCGCACTAAACGCGGCCACAGTGATAACACCATTCAAACCAGCAACCAGCAAGCCAACACTCGCAGTAACACCGTCACGCATACGGGCAACAACGTGGCGGCCAACCTCCGTGAACACGCTCGCACCATTAATCGCACCATTACGCGCAGAGTTAATAGCCTGACTTACCGTCGTGCTCACAGACCCGCTCGCGTTCGTCACGCCCGAGTTCAAATTGCGAACAATCGCCCCGCCAACAGACGTGAACCCGCTCGCCGCAGACTCGCACGCGCTACTCGCAGCAGTAATCCGCGCCCGGATACTCGTACTAATCGGCCCGGACTCGCCAACACCGTTACCGATCTCAGTAACAATCTGACGGCCAACAGTAGTGAAACTGCGCGCCGACTGTACACCCTCAGCGACAAGCGTCTGCATAACGCCGTCCATCGTGCCCGACACGTCAAGGCTTGCTTCGCTCACGCCTTGCGCGACGTAGTTCACCAGTCGCCGCCCGACCTCAGTAGCGCCCGACAAGTCTGCGCTCACCAGCGCCGTGTTCACTTGGCTCACAACGTCTTGAGCCGCGCTCACCACGCTCCCGCCAGCACCGCCAGCACTCAACAGTCCGGTACTCATGCCCTGCGCCAATTCGACACCAGTGTGAACACCGTTACTGTTCGCGATATTGCTCAAAATGAGAGACTGCCCGTTCAACAAGTCTGTGACACTGTTCGAGATGTTGGACTTTTGGTTAGCCAACTCGACGGCCATACCGTTGCCCAAGTCGAGAACAAGTTTGCCGCCCGCGTCAGTCACCATGTAGCCGTTCGCTTGCACAGCGTCTATAAGCGCGTCCACCGTTTGCGCGCCTAGCACGCTCATACGGGCGTTCATGTCAGGGATAGCGTCAGCAATCGTCTGTTTCATCCCGTCGAACCCGCCCGTGTACGTGGCAGACATGCGCGCAAACACCGATTCAGTGGACGCGCCCATACCGTTCTGCGCGTCAATAAACGACTGCGCCGCGTTAGACAACTCGTCGAACTGGCGCTTACCGTCATCCGTGCCGCTACGCATAGCGTCCACAGCCATTTGCATAACGTCAGCGCCCTGCGGGAGTTGAGCCAACTGTTCAAGGAACTGCGCGGGCAAACCAGCAGCAACAAGGTCAGTCATGTTGTTGCCCAGTTGCGTGAAAGCGTCCACCTGCGACTTCAGTCCTTCAGTGAACTCGCTCAACGACTGCACGGCGTTACCGTTAGCGTCAACAACCGCGTTACCCACGTCCAGAATGGACGGGGCAAGATTGTTCATAGCGTTCACCACGCTACCCGCACTGTCAGCCGTCAAACCGAACGCCGCGACCTGGCTATCCATGTAGGACGTGAGCGCGCGTTGCGTCTCACTGAACCGCGTACTCGCCTCGTTAGCCTCAGCCAACTTCGCCGTGTACAAGTCCTGACTCAACGCAGCAGAATCAGTCATGTACTTCAACAACGACTGCCGATCAGTGGCAAGACCAAGCTCAGACGCAACACCGGCAAGACCAGCTTCAAGCCCCTCCGTGCTCTGCAACTGCCGAGTGAACTGTTCACTAATCGCCGCAGAACCATTACCAGCAGCAGAAAGCCCATCAGCAATCTGTTGGAAAGCGTTAAACGCTTCCTCACCCATTGACGAGGCGTTCTCACCGATCTTCTTCATCGCGTCATTCAACGAATTAGCAGCAGCGCGCGTCTCGTCGGAATACCAAATGAACCTGCCCAAGCGCGAGGGGCCACGCGAGTTCAAATAAGACAACGCTTCTTGACCCACGTTCTTCCCACTGGCCACAAAAGGCGACTTCTCATTCAGCTTCGCAAGCTCAGCTTGAACACGCCTCACACCGTCCTTCGCGCCCGCCACCAGCGAATCCCACGCAGCGTCCATCGGCTTCTGCAACTCAGCCACAGCGCTCTCAACACTGTTCTTAGCCATGCTGAACACAGCGGTCAGACCGGCAATAATCAGGCCGATCTTCGACGCAGACTGCAACACTTTCAGCGACGCAGCAAACCCGCGCACCGCTCCCGACGCGACATTCATAGCGCCCGACAACCCAGTAATCCCAGCTTGGGCAGCAACAGCAGCGTCAACAGCAGCCGTAAGCCCCTTACCGCCACGCAGCGCAGTAATCGCAGCGCCCCAAGCAGCCACGCCCTGCACAGCCGCCGTGAACGCCGCTCCAACACCACGCACCAACGCGGAAACACCAGTCAACACCTTGAACCCGGCGAACGCCACAACAACAAGCTCAACACTGCCCGGAATGCGCGTCACAATGTCCAGCAAGTTAGCCAACACCTGCAAGAACCGCGACGCAACATTACCAAGCGTGCTGAACGTGCTCGCAAAACGCGGGCCGATACGCTCAACAATCCGGCTCAACGGGTCAACAAGACGCTCCGCCGTGCGCGCCAACGTTTCTAACACGCTCCCGACAACAGGCGAAAAACCCCTACCCAAAGCGCCCATGAACTTCAACAACGCGCCCAAACCGGCAGACACTTTAGGCCACACGCCCTGCAACTTAGCTAACCCGTCATCAAGGCCCTTGAAAAACGCATAAAACCCGTTATTCAGCTTCGACCCAGACAGCGCGGTAGCAACACCACTCAACATGCGTCCCGCAGCACGCCCCATAAGCGGGCCACTACGCGCAATCATGCTCGACCACGAATTAAGCATGTCGCGTATAGACGCAGCGCTCATCGACTTAAAGTTCTCCCACGCAGCGCCCATACCGTCAAACACGCGGCTCAACCCCTGCTGGAACCCCGCACTGTGAGTAACCTCAGCCCAACGTTCCAACCCGTCAGCCAGCCGGTCAAGGTGAGCGCCACCATAATTGCGCGCAACCTCGTACACGCCGCCTAACGTCTGGCCAAACGCCTTAGTCGCACGACCCAAATCGCCCAAAGCCTTAATGCCCCGGTCAATCATCGACTGCAAACGGCCAGTACGTTCAGCCGTGCTCAGCCACTCAGCCCACCTATCAGTCATGCGGCCAAGCCACCCCAACGCGCGCTGGAACCCTTGAGCACCATGCCTACCCAAAATGTCCACCACAGTAGCGAAAGCGTCCGTGTGCTTCGTCAACTCGTTCAAACCATCAGCCGCATACCCAAACATGCGGGACAGTGACGGGCGAACAATCGCAGCAAAACTCTCAGCCACACGCCCAAAATGTAGGCCAGCAGCAGCAGACAGCTTCTCCATATTCGAGCGGAACTCAGGGTACAGTACGCCCCACGCGCGCTCAAACGGCTTCAAACCAACGCCCCAGAAAGCGTCAGCCATGCCCTTAGACAAGCCCTTAATGTCATCGTCAAACGACGCGACATGCTCCTTGATCTTCAACAACGGCACAAGGAACGACGCCACCATCATGCCGCCAGCCACAGCAAAACCGGGGCCAACCAGCCCCACCATCTGCACAATATGGCCCAGACTGCCACCAACCGTGAACAAGTGCTTCACCAGTTGCGTAGCGCCCGCAGCCGCAGCAGCAAGACCCGAGGAAATAGCGCCGAACAAGGGCACAGCCTTATCCAAGTTCTTCACCATGTCCCACAGGCGCGTAGTCAAATCGCGCGCCAAACGGTAACCGGACAACGCGGCAAGCGTCTGTTGAGCAGCGAGGAACGTCTTACTATCAACAAACGGCTTCAACTTCACCCAACGGTCACGCGCAAGAAACGCGAGACGCGCACCAGCCACATACCGCGACGAATGGTCAAGGGACAGTTGGAACTCAAGCTCCGTATCGTCCCACTTCTCCTTAAACCGTTTCAGCTTACGCGCAGCCGCCCGCAACTCGTGGTCACTCATGTCAGGGTGAATCTTGAGATCGACACCCAACTCTTGACGCATAGCGCGCCGACGCAACTCATTCTGAATCTCCCCGAAAGCCCGGTCAACGCTCCCGTCCTCAAGCGACGTGTCAGCCTTAATCTTCACCGACAAGTCAGCCCACATGCGCTCACGCACAGTCCGAGTAAACCTACGCCTAAACGACTCAAGCTCGTTCTCGTCAAAATCGGGCTTCAGCCTAATCGAATAGCTCTCAACATCGCGTAAACGTTTCCGCAGCTCCGCGTTAATCGTGTCAATAGCCGCGTTCAACGCGCCACTCGTCGCGTCACGGTCAGGCTCCACCGTGAACTTATAGTTCGAATGCTTCTGGAACTCGCGCTCCATGTCCTTGACCATGCGCGGCCAAGACCGGCTCTCCTCAAGCGAGAACTTCACCTTGCCCGTGTACTCGCGCTCAAACAACCCATCAAACAGTGAGCGCGTCTTTTCCAAACTAGCCTCGTCCGGCTCAACCTTGAACGGGATAGCGCGACGCAACAATTTAGACTGTTCGCGCAGTTTACGCGCAGCCGCACGCAATTCATGGTCCTTGAACTGGAACAGTTGCTTAGCAGTGAACCCGTCCTTACCGTTCAAGTTCTTAAACTCGCGCCACCACTCGTTAGCCGCCTCACGGTTACGGCGCATAGCAATGTTGCCCGCGTCCTCAAGCGACTCGCGCATAACAGCCGCTTGAGCTTTCAAATCGTCAACATCAATACCAACATGAATGTCTTGCGCCTGAGCCTGAGCAAGCCGAATCTCACGCTTCACGTCACGCGCCAACTCGTTAGCCGCCGCGCGCACACCCACACTCACCGGGTCCTGACGGGACTCAACCTCACGCATCTTTGCGCGCAACTCGCCACGAAACAAGCGCGCGTCAGGCCACACCTTAATACCAAGACGGCCAATAGTCTTACTAGCAGCAGGCACAAGAACCACACTCACTCACACAAAAGAAAGGGACAGGAACGCGCCCACAACCAGGCACGCCCCCGCCCCACATGAAAACAACGCAACAACTACTGCAACTTGCTTAACAACGCATGTAAACCCCTCAAAGACCCGTCGCCCTGGACCGTATCCCGCCGCTTAGGACGCGGATAAAACTCCGGCAACTGCTTCAACTCGCGCATAGTAGTCAAAATCGTGTTCTGCACAATCGCGTCATACACGTCCTCGCACACAATAACCTCACGCGACCGGCCAAACTCATCATCAGACCCCACAAGCAACGCCCGCGTCCGACACCCCAACGGCAACGCATACACATACGCGAGCATGACACGCGGGGACGGGGACAACGTGCGGAAAAAGTCAACGAGATCAACCCCGTAATACATTCTCAGATCCGCAACAAGACCCGCCCCCGCCTTGTCAATCAGTCTTGCGAGGGCTTGGCTTCCCCCGGCTGGGACTTATCGAAATACAGCTTCGCAACATACGTCGCTACAGACAAGTCCTCACCAATCGTCTTAATCAGTTCTTCAGCAGCCGTCTTATCGTCGGACGCGAGACGAATCAGGTCAGCAACCATGCTGATCGTCTTACCACCATCATCAGCACCGCCCTCATCATCACTCACAGCATCAAGCAGCTCAGAAAACTCGCTACGCTCACTATTAGACAAGCGCAGGAAGTTACGCAGAACAACATCCCCAATCTTCACTTCAGGAGCTTCCGCGTGAGCATCACGAATCAGGTCATCAACAGAAATCTCAAATGAACCGTCAGCCATAACGTTTCCTTCTCAAGCACGCGCACAATCGCGCAAAGGTGAATAAACAAAACAAGCACACGAAAGGGGTACGCGCGGGACAGACAATGAAACAGCGCGCGTACCCCTTCACATGCGACCATCATTCCCCGAAAGCACCCAAGGACAATAAGGTGCTACTCGAATAATAGCAGATAACGATAACCAAAACCGTTATCGTCAGTGAGAACTCGCAGACGTCGTGCCAGCAAGTTCCTTGATCGACAAGACAGGCGTAATAGCAAACGCGCCCTTAGCCTTATCAGACTTCAGGAACGTGAACTTCAGCGGAAGTTTCGCCAGTTCCTCAGCGTTCGACGCATCCAAGTCACCATTAGCCGTAATATCGACCTTCGGGCCATGAATCACGAACAGGCCGTCACCATCAACCGCGACACCAAGAAACGCCTTCTGAACAGGCGTCGCCTTAGTCTGCTCCCACAGAAGATTAGCCTCCTTCAGCGTGTTAGCACCGAGGAACATCTTGATAGTTTCCTCATCAAACTGGACGCTATCAATCTCAAGCGACCTGATCTTGTCCGACGTGCGCGTGCGCAGCGCGTGGTTCTGAAGCGACCCGAGAGTAGTCACTTCACCACCCTCAGTAGTCAGCTTGAGCGGCGCGTCCAAAGACGTGTGCCCCAGATCCTCCCACTTCGACAGCGTGATAGCGCCGTCAGTCTGAACACCTTTCGCAATCGTCTTAAGATCAGCGTCGGATACAACCGTGTCAACCTCAGCGGTAAAAAAGTGCATACCGTCAACAACGAGGCTCTTAGAATCAATAATTGCCATTAGAAATCACCCTTCACTCTGTAATGAACTCCGATACGGCCCGTCAACAAGAAACGTTCCGTGCCTTGCGGCAAGTCTTGATACTGAACAGGGCCTACCGCGTCAGCCCAGTCAGTCTTGCGTCGCGGCCTCTCCCACGTGCGGAAACCCGTAATGTTAATCCCGTCCTCGATGACCGTCTTGCGTCTAGCAATCCGGTGCATAGCGCGATTAACACTCATTCCGAGATAGAACGCGACACTCGAAGCGTCCAAACCGGACGCGAAACAGTGGAACTCAAGATCAATCACATCGACAGCGCCGCCGTCAGGCGACCAGCCGCCCCCCGGTGTCCTCTCCACAAGAAGCACCGTCGGGTGAATATCCTCAAGTTCTTCCTCTTGAATCCTTGTGCGCACGTCAACAGCGTCGTGCAATTCCGCGCGCAACAAGTCAGGCAGGAAATCTAGCGCACTCAAAAAAGACGCGCTCTCGCGCAATTCGTCAAGCAAACTCACACGCGATCACACCACCTATTTGAACGCGGCGCGCAACGCGCGCACAGGACGAGTCTTGCGACCAGTAGGAACCCTGACCTTACGAACCTTCCCGTCAGCCGTTTTCAATTCCTCAGTGCGGTAAATGTTCCGCCCATACTCAATAGCCGCAGCCGCTTCAAGACCCCGCGTATCATCAAGCCACACGTAATGGTCAACCAAACCCTGCGTGTGCGTAATACGCGAGTGCCCCTGACGGCGGTGCTCCTTCAACACGCCACGCGCCACAGCAGCCCTGGACGCGGCAGCAGCACCAAGTTCAGCCTGAACAGGAGCCATGCGACCAATAATGCGGCCAAGCTCTTGAGGGCTAACAGTAAACTCGAAACCCATCTCACACCACGCTTCCAGCGCGCGACGGTGGACGCGCACGCAACTCAGCAACCCAATGACGAGTGCGCCTAGTCCCCTCACGGAACATCGGCGGAGCAGACAAGTCATACTGACGGCCCTCAAACTCCACGACGCTCCACGGCTTCAAGTCGTACTCAGGGTCAATAAGCGCGCGCACAACCTCATTAGTTAACTGCCCGGCAATCTCAGTACGGTTAGACCTCAACCCCTGCACGCTCATACGAACACGATCAGGGTTATCAAAATCCGGCGTGTGAGCCTTATTCCCACGCGAATCAGTCACGACCCGAGGCGGGAACACCAGCCCATACTTTTCCCGATACCTGCCTACGGCCACGGTGACCACCCCAACCGCATAGGCTTACGCCCAGTAGGCAACAGCACGTAATCTGAACGCTCTAACGTGGACGAGGCGTAGGGCGAATACTGGAAGCTATCAAGCGAATAGAAGTTCCCATCACCACCAGCAGCAGCCTTAATCGTCGCTATCTCATCATCGTCAAAGAACACGGTGCCCGTTTTCTTACGCAAATCCGTGTACTGTTCAGTTTCCTCAGCCGCGCGCGACAACAGAACCGCGTCAACCAGTTTCAAATACCGCACGCAAGCGTTACGAACTTGTGTTTTCACCACGGGCGGCACATGGTCCTTATCCCACGTGGCGCGCCCATAATGTCGGGCAAGGTTAGAAGCGTCCTCGATCACGCTTTCAGCAATGTTCTCTAAGCCCGTGCCAAGCGTCCAATCCAGTCGGGCTTGCAGCTCCTGGACGCTTATCAGCGGGCCAGTGCCCGGCTTAACAAAACCGTCAGCCATACAACCCCCCTACTTCACGCTGTTAACAACTACAAAACGCGCGCAGTAAACGGGGACGCGCCCCGCGCAGGGACGCGCCCCCACCCCGCGAGCGCAAGGCAGCGTTACGCAGCAGGAGACGCAGGAGCCTTAGCAGCAGTAGCGGCGCTACGCTTCGTCAGGCCGAGAGCCTTACCCACAGCAGCAGCGCCAGTACCAGCGTCAGCAGCAAAGTACGAGTCCTTGCCACCCAGCTTCAGGCGCACGCCACGAACCAGATACTCGCCCTCAGACACGGCCTCACGGTCGTTCGCAGCGTCCCAATACAAGATCGGGTCAAGTACAGGCGCGAACCCGTACCACGTGTTCACAACGCTACGCTCAACCATGTACATCGGGTCGTAGTCACGAACCCAGCGCAGGGCAATACCCTCAAACGACGTGGTGCCGCCCTTAACGGAATCAGGCACGTGCGGCGCAGCGTTAAGGAACGCGAACGCGCTACCCGCAAACAGGTAAGCCTCGTCAGACGGCAGATCAAGCGAGCGCACAACGTTAGCGCCCTTCCACTTCGCAATCACAGCGTCATGCAGAGCGCTATTAGCGTTAGCGTCACCCACGTTCGACGCAATGTTGAACGCCGGGTCAGTCTGCATGACAGCTTCGACCTCGCTACCCACAAGCAGCGTGCGCGACGCGGCAGGAACCCCAACCGTGTTCAGAACGCGGTTAGCTTCAACAATGTCGTTCGACAGGTTGCCAGCGGTAGCGCCAACAGTGACCGCATACTTACCGTCAACCATTGCCTTAACCGCACCGTATTCAAGACGGCGAGCGACAGCCTGACACTGCGCGGCAAGCAGCTCACTCCACGCATTGAAATCAAACTCATACTGCTCGTCAGTCAGTTCGACAGCACTGTAAGCGTTACCACCGAACTTGACGGCAACAGTGCGGTCAGAATACTGATCGACCTGAATCGGCTTAGAACGATCATTACGCCACGCATAATCGTGCGCAGCCAGAACGCCGGGAACACGCATGTTCAGCGTGTCAGTGCGCGCACCCTTGAAATCGTCCACGCCCTTACGGGTAAACAGTTTAGGAACAACCAGTTCACGCTCAAGCAGACCCATAGCGGTCGCGACAAGCTTCTCCGGCTTCACAATCTTATGAGGCGTATAAGCCATGACAATCAAACTCCCATCACAAAACAAGACGCGCGCCCCCACTTAGAGACGCGCGTATCCAACAATCCGGTTACTACGACAATCGAGGGACCATCTCCGCAAGTTTGCGGGGGTCATCAGGCAGACCGTCACCAGCCGTGTCAGCACCGTTCACGCCGCCACCGCGACGCTCAACAGGCCGCGACTTACCGCGCTCCCCCATAACCGTCATGAGGGCTTCCGCTCGTTTACGCATATCCTCCGGCGTATCGCCCGACACGAACTCGCTCAACCCGTCAGGAACATCGAACTCGCGCATAACGTCACGGCGCGCAACTTCAAGCCGCAGCTTGTCCTGCTCCGCTTTCTCAGCCGCAATCAGCTCATTCACCTCGTCCACGCTTTTCATGGACTCAGCACGCTTCGCAAGCTCATCGAACGCCACGCGACGCTTCTTATTCTCATCACGCAACGAATGAATAATCTTTTGCGCCCACTCAGGCAGATCACTCACCTCGCCACGCTTAACGTCACCCTCATCACTGCTAAGGTCACGATCAGCCGCACCCTCACCGTCAAGGTCCTCATTTTCAGGTGCTTCATTTTCGTCAGCCACAGTCAGCCCTTCCTCGAAACTCGAAAGGCGCGCGCACCGTCAAGACGCGCAACGCCACTCATAACAAAAGCGCCCGCAACCCCACGCGGGGCACGGGCAAACCGGACAGTGTCTTACTTCCGGTACGTTTTCCAATAGTACGAACGCCACGCCCTCAGCTTCCCAATACCGGTTGCAGCCGACACCGTATCGTTCGCCCGATACTCGCGCTCAAACTTCCTATTCAACGCAAACACGTTCCCCGCTTTCCACGAGCGCTCATGAAACACGGGCACAGACACGCACTTGCAATTCGGGTGAAACGAGTTCCCCCTAGCAGACAGCACCGCACTCTTACTGGACTTGTACACCATGCCGCGCGTCAACAACAACGCGCAAAACGCGCACGGCGTGCCCGTCGTTGAATACCGCGCAAACCCCAGACAATTCCCGTCGGACTCCCCTAAATGCGCCACCGTAGTGCGCGCACCATCAGCCGCGACCTTCTGTGCCGCTGCACCAAACGCAACCCGGTCATAATCCATAGCGCCCTTAGCGGCCACATGCTCCTGCTGCTTGTCCATCGACTGCTTCAAATACCAGAAATCACTCGACTTCCACCCGCTAGACGGCGACGCGACAATCCCGTACTCTTTCACGCGGCGCGACCTATCAACACCCAGGTCGCCCAGCTCAACGCCCGACAGTTTCTCAAACTCGCTAATCACATCACCCGCAGTGACCATGCGCATAGGACGGCGACGAGACTCATCATGACGAACCGTGTACCCCATGTCCAACAGTTTCAACACGCGGTAAAACGCCAACCCAAGCTCGTAGCCCTCACCCCACAACGGGACAAGCGTCTTAATCGACAAGTCCAACAGTTTCTCAGGGCGCGCCGTGTCCCACAATGACATACCCAGAGCGCCACTACGGTCACCAATGCGTTTCACGCCCGCACTATACGCTGCAACAATCCGCTCCAACACGTCACTGTTTAACGCCACAACACACCCCCCTTTTCTAGCTGGACTAGCTCAACACCGCGTCAGCGCGCGGCTCGTCAGCAAACTCGCGAGACTCACGTGGCGCGCTCGAACCAGACATAAGCCACGCCGCACTATCCGTATCCAACGTGTTAAACGGCTCCTGATCTTGCGCCAACTGCGCCCACTTATCCAACTGCGGGCCAGTCACGCCCGGAACCATTGCCCACAGCGCCTTATTAGGAACACCAAGCGTTGCCAGCTTCGTCAACGAGTCCACGCGGCTACTCATAGCCGTGTCCTCAAAGTCACGCCACACCGTTTCACCGTGCTCCCACGAATCATCGTCCTCAGTCGCCCCCGTCTCAACGACACGGCTCACGCGGAACGTGCGCGCCCACGACTGGCCAAGCAGACGTTTCAACTCGCCAATACGCCTACGGAACGACTTTTCCGCCGCGTCCAAAGCGTCAGCAGACAAGTTAGCCATCTGCCCCAACAAGAAGTTCGGCGGCACCTGCGTGATAGCACTGAAATGCTGCACATGCATCCTCGCCGCCTCAATAAACCCGCTCAAATCAGTCGGCTGCAACGCGGTAATACGCGCTTGAGGGGACGCGGTAATCAACGGTGAGGACGGGTTAATACGAACCGGCGCTTTCCGCTCATTACCGAACTCGTCCATCACAGGGTTGCCATTATTATCCTTTATGCTAGGCGTAATAATCCCCGTGCCCACAATCGTGCGGAACGCGCCCTCGCTCTGCGCCGCAAGCATGTTAAACAACGTCTGGTTAAGAGAATCCTGCCACGGGATAAGCGGCTCAACAATCCCCTGGACACGACCCTCACTATCCATCTGCGAATAAAACCGCGTCACAGGGTTATGACCATTACCCCCATGCTCCACGCGCTCCACCACGCGGAACAACTCACCATCATCAAACGCGAACTCGTACCGGAAGTAACGATCCCACCCATACGCGCGCCCCAAAGACACAAGCTCCCCGCCCTCAACCACCGGGCGGCGCGTGATCGTCAACGCAAACAACGCATTATCATCACACAACACGTCTTCAAAAATCATGGCCGTATGCAACGCCGACAACACCCTGATCTGCGGGCGACCATGATAATCACGCTCAACAACCGTGAAACCCTGCCCAAACGCGATAGCCGGACGATACACAAGCGACTGTTTAGCGTCCATATCGCTACGCTTCCACGTCGCCCACTCCTCCGTATCAGTCAGAGAATCACCAGCCGCACGATCACCCACATCAGAACTCTCACCACGCCCACGACGATACCCGTCAACCGCGAGGGTTTGACACATAGCGTTCACCGGCAACGCGCACCAATTCTGCTTAGAACGCTCCATAATGTTCTTCATCTCATCGCGCATACCATCAGGCGCATACGGGTCAGACTGCACGCCACGCAAATAGTTATCGCACTTCTCCAAACGCTCACCAAAATCACGCTCAGCCATGCTGAAACACTCGCGCGCCAACACCAACGCAACACGATCAACACTCACGCTTAACCACCCCACGAACCAAACACCAACGGTGACGCAGACACATCAACCTTCTGTGCCGCCTCCGTCAACTCCACTTCCATCAACGCGCCAAACGCCAACATAGCCGCCGCATACAAATCCACCTTCTTAGGCGACTCACGCGACTCCTTCTGAAACGTCACACCATACGTCGTATCCCGGCGCACAGCGTTCAACACATGCCGCCGCAACGCGCGCGACAACCCATCAGAACCACCATGATGAACACGCTGCTCCAACACCGCGCTCATAAACTGCTCATGCAACCGCACAACCTTCTTTTGCGAACCACGCATATCAAACTCAATAGGCCCACGCTCCGACGCGCGCCCCACAAGCAAATGCCCATAATCAAGCGTCCACTCGTGAATATACGACTCCCACAACGCCACATCAGCGAAAAACCCAACAACCTGATACTCACGGAAAGCCCGATGAACAGCGCTATCAACGCGCTCGCGGTTAACCTCCCAGCCCGTCGACAAGTCCTCCGGTTTCTCTTCCACAAGCAACGGCACAATCAACTGGTCACGGCACCTAATAGCAACAAGCGCCGTCGCGTCATCACTCTTACCACCATCAAAACCAAGACACACGCGGTCACCCGGCTCAAGCGTCTCATCGACACGCAACCGATCCCACTCAGCCGCCTTGTACAGTGAACCCTCCGGCTGCCACACCTGATTTAAATACATGCGGCGAGACTCACTCACAGGCCGCGTAGGGTCAAGCGTAGACAGCCACGCCTTATGCCAATCACACCACACGCTATCCCCACGGATCGCGTTATACACCACGCGGAACACGCGCTCAGTCAAAGGCGTATGAGACGGTGCCTCGATACTGTCATACAACAAGCCCTGATCTAACGCGCGACCCTCAAGAAACCCCTCATACGCCTCACGGTCACGCTGCGCCACACTATCCTCGCCCGGCTTATAAGCGTTCGTAATCGCCACATAACGCGCACCACTACCCTTAGACGCATTACCGTCAATCGTCAGCTTCAACTGGTGACCACGATTAGACGCAAGCCAGTGTTGCGTCTCATTCAACAAGCTGAACGTCACGCGCCCACCCTCAGTAGACCGGAACGACGCCGTTTTCTGGACAATACGAACCGTATTCCCCAAACCGCGCACAATCTCCAACTTCACGTCCATGCCGTAACGCTTACGCATACGCTCACTCACAAGAATCGGGAACATCGTAAACGTGTTCTCCGTCTGCTCCTTCGACAACGCATACAACTCAACCCACGCATTACGACACGGCACGCCAAACGGCACACCGCCCTTCAACCAGCCACCAAAACGGCACGGCCCGAACGCCTCAATCAAACAAATAACAGCAAGAAACGGGTCCTTCCCCCAACCCTTAATCCGCTGCAACACACCATGCCGATAAACAAACTCGCCACGCTCATCAACCGCATACCACCACAACAAGAACCGCAACTGCTCAAGCGTAAACTCAAACAACTCAGTATCCCCAAGCGGCTTCAACCACTCACTACACCAACGCGCAATCTGCCAACCCAACGTGCGCTCAGGCAACACCCACGCGCCCAACTCGTCACGCTTCCACGTCGGCCCCAAAAACAACGGGCGATACTTCTCCAACAACTGCCCGTCAGACAACTCATCGTCAGGAACATCAGCGAAAGGAATACCCTCAACCTCACGGCCAGCAACCTCCACGCCAACAACCCCCTCTACACCGCGCGCAACGACTCAGCGTAAGACTCCATCACCTCATCAACCGGTGACTCCACGCCCTCCTGCGACACCTGCAACTCAATACGCGCGCGCCGCCTATCAGTCTCAGTCACCAACAACCGCTGCAACGCCGAATACAAAATCTCCATCTTCGCCGCACTACCAAACGACTTAATCTGCGGCGGCTTCACAATCGACTGATCCCCCAACTCATCAGCCAACTCCTTCAACGCTTTCTTATCCATCCACCCATACTGCGCGTCCCACTCATCACGCTCAGCACGCGACCTCATCGCCGCGTCCTCCTGCTTCTGAAACCGCGACAAGTCATCACACAACATGCGCGCAAACGCCCAATCAGACTCCTGCCAAAACTCGACCTGCCCGCTAGACGCAAACGACCGCCACAACCGCTTAACCGAATCATGCCACTCTTTACGGGCCGACGGCTTCCGCACAGGACGCGCAACACCGACGCTCGCCGCACCCACACGGGACGCGCGCGCGTCGATAAGCTCATCACGACGCTTAGGAATACTCGGCACACAAACACCCCTATCAACCACACAAGCCCGGGTGTTTCTCAACCCTCACAAACTTACCGCGAGAACGCTTCACAGCCGCCCAATAACCACGACCACCCTCACCACCAGTCTTATGCCGGTGATGCTCAGAACACAACGCCCTCAAGTTAGCAAACGAATCATCATCATTAGGGACCTCATGGTCAACGTCCGTAGCCGGTGCCCCGCACACGCCGCCACCACTCAAACGCCACTGACACTTGAATCCGTCACGCTCCAACACGACACGGCGGCGCTTCTCCCAATCAGCCGGTAAACGCTTACTACGCGGCGAACGCCCTGACCTCACCCACGGCATACCCCCACAAACCCCCATATCTACCAGAACGTACCGCACCAACAAAACAATAATAATAGGAACCACTATCAACAAACAGCATAAAGCACGAACCACACCACACAAGCCAACAAGCCACACATGCTAACACGCCCACCGCGCAAACCTTGAACTGCCACCCACAATTTTCACAAGCCCACACCCACACGCAAAATGACACTGCCCCCGAAAATAACACGCCACCCCTCGCCTATTAAACGTGACACGTGCACTTAATGCCCATCGACCTTTGAGCTGCCACGCATAAGAACTGCTAAGACCGGGCGGTAGGGGCTTCGCTGATCCAAAAGTATGCGGGCCGGGGTATATTTATGCATGGGCTGGGGTTTAGACCTCACGCGCGCTTCGAGCGCGTTTGAGAATGATTGTCGTTATGTGTTGCGTGCGTGTCGCGTGTATAGGAACGCGCGCGCGTGATACCTCATTACGTCTTGTCTGTCAACACTCTAACCGCGTCTGTGGTGTACGTCACCTCACTGCCCTGGCACGCACTCCCCGTCTCACTGCCTGCCGTAGTGCGTGCCTGCCGTAGTGCGTGCGTGTCTATATATAGCGTGCGTGCCGTGGGTAGCGAGTGGGCGTGTCAAGCGCAATTTTTTATTATGTTGCGCGGATTAGCCTGTGTTTGCGTTGGTATTCTGCCACTTTATCGGTGTGTGACGTAGCTCACACTCAAATGAGTTGACTTCACTCCGAGGGTGTGCAATTATTTTCTTGTCGCTGAAAGACAGCGATCGAGCCTAGAAAACTCGTAAGACGTGATGACCCACGTCAGTAGGTCATTTTTTTATTCCCGTGAGCTTCATGCCGGGTGTCGCCGTAATACAAGACGCGTGAAGCGGAATAAGGCGGGGTGTTCTTACCACTTTTCTAGCGCCCGGCTTTCACATATCTGTTAGTACGGGGAGTGTACTATGTCTACTTTTCCATCAGTTCAAGCCGTCGAAGCGTGGGTTATTCCCATGCTCGGAGAATTCGCGGATGACTTCGATATTGACGCGATTGTGAGCGATATCCGCTCTACCCTATCCGCTGGCCAGAGCCTCAATGATCTGCCACAGAGCACGATAAACGCGATTCTACGGGCGCACGATATAAGCGCGCGCGGGTAAAGACTTACCCGGTGCGACAACACCGGGTAAGGCGCTGGCAAAAGCCGGCGTAAGTGTCCATTGAAAGGAAAAATAAATGGACATCTTTCCTGATGTGTTCCTAGTTCTCTTAGCATTTTCCGAACTGTGGCCTATGTGGCTACCGCAGTTCTGCTATTGGCTAAGAAGGAAAAACCCGTTAAACGGTTGCTACGAGGGGCGGCACTGGTCAAGTGCTGGTGCCGTCCCTACACGAGGGTCACTCTATCAGGTTTCAGGGTTGAGATTCAAGGGGTTCAGTGTGTTCAGCGTTTTCGAGTTGAAAATTTTAAGGCGTTGCAAGTCTTGGAGAGATGCGAGCGCGCTTATCGGTGGTATGCGTTCATCTTCCCACGAGGGGAAACAAGAATTTATTAAGCAGGTTTTAGGGCCGCGTGCTGTTGGCGGGTTTTTTAATGCGACGCGCGTGAATGTTAATCGGAAGTTTGAACGCGCTTTCAGCGAGTTCAAGAATTCAGCGGATATTGAAGGGTTTGGGGTAGGAAAATGAGTGAGTTTCTAGAGTCTTTGAGTGGTGCGGTTGATGAGTATAGGGCGTCGCATGGGCGTTCGGCTTGGTCGCGTGGGGTTGGTGAGTATGTATCGGACTTCTATGACGAGCTTAAATACGCGCGGGGTAATTGTGAGGTGGACGCGCTTGGAGAAAGTGAGCTGGATCGGTTTTTGCTTAATGGCGCGTCGGGTTGGTCTGAATATTCGTGGTCCGGTTGCAGTTTGATTTATAACTCTGATATTGCTGAACGTTTGTGTTGTCCTAGTGAGTTGAAGCGCACCGATCATGGCCGTTTGCAGCCTAATTCCCGTGAGCACTGGCTGGATGTTCAGGCGCGCGCGCTATCTCGAGCGGCGTTTATTTTCGAGCGTCTTTATCGTCAGACGCAAGACGCAATGGATTAGTGGATTGGTGGCGCGTATTGCCTAGCGCGCGTCTATAAATACGCTAGGCACTTTTGAAACATTTTAAGGAGAGTTGATTATCATGTCTGAAGTCACGTTTATTGTTCCGTTTGTCGAGTTCATGCCGGCTATTGAGTGCGCTATCAAGACGGCTGACGCGTCTGGATCGTCACCGATTAAGGCTATCGAGAACGTTTATTTAACCGCGTTTCGTGATCGTGTGGTGATTATGGCAACGGATCGTTACCGCGCTATTATGTGCGCCTTGCCTAGCGTTGATGCTAGCGCGGTGAAGAAAGTAGAAGAAACACCACTATTGATTAACGCGGCATCGCTTACTACCGCGCTTAAGGCCGTGAAGTTGAAGCGCCGTGATTACGATAAGACCCAAGTTGAAGTGTCGTACGACTTGGGTTGTAATGACCGTTTAGTTAAATTGGTGTTCCGTAGTAATGAGTGTGGCCACGTGGCGACCGTGTTCGCAGATATTCCAGACGTTGATGTTAATAATAATGGCACGCATAAGGGCGTGTTCCCCCCGGTTGAGAAAGTGTTAATGAGTGAGGTCGGGAGTGGGCTTGAAGCGCATGATAGCCGCTTCACGGCTACACAGGTGGGCTATTTTAATGACGTTGTGCGGATTGCCGGGCGGTATTCCGACATGGGGGTTAATGACTTCCCTATAACATTGTTTGCTGGAATTAAGAAACGACCCCATTTATTCCGACTTGGCGACAATATCGCGGGCGCGTTCACGTCGGCACTGGGTAAAGATAAGAATAGTAATGTTGTGCTTGACTTGATCGGCTATAGCGATTCTACAGAATCTAAGCCAGAATCTAAGCCAGAACCCAAGCCGGTGAAGCCAGAACCCAAGCCAGAACCCAAGCCAGAACCCAAGACGGAATCTAAGACGGAATCTAAGCCGGAATCTAAGCCGGACAAGCCGGAACCCAAGCCGGTGAAAGTTCCCACGGTTAAAGCGACCACTACGCGCGCTAATAAGAAGCGTGCCGACGCGCTTAAGGCTAAGGCGGTTACGCATGATAGCAAGCCCGCACTCAAGCCCGTGAAAGTGAGTAAGGCTAAGGCCGCGGCCCCGGTTGCTGCTGATAGCGTGCCCGCTGATTCACCCATGATAAATAAGACACTCTCAATGAGTGCTAAGGCGCTACGCAAGTTCTTGTACCGGACGTTTAGAGCCAAGGGGATGCACGTGTACCGCAATTTTGAGACTAACGCGGTGCGCATCGCGTGGACTGGTGGCCCGTCGCTTGAGGAAGTTGCCGAAGTCGCTAAGCGGTTCACGGTTGGTCACGATGGGCACGCTATCCGCTCTTTCAAACTTGAGCGCGCCTGATCTTATCCGCTTATTGGTGGTGCCCATGTTAAGGGCATGGGCACCACCACCAGAACAGACAACACACACAAACACATTTTGAGAGGAATTAATCATGAGTAATAGCGGGCTGATAGTTTTCGACAAACAGCGTATAGCGATTGAACTGCACTGGAATGGTGGGCGCGATTCGGTTGAAGCGTTCTTAGAGTATTGCCGGTTGGCCGAGGTGCCGTGCGCGCCGTTGTATGTGGCGACTGTGATTAACAATTACATGGACAATGACGGGACAACTATTTATCTGCACGTTCTACCTGATAATTACAGTGAGTCTGACGCGCTCGAGATTATGCGCACGGATCACGGCGTGTACTGGGTGAAAGATTATGAGATTGTGAAGCGCACGTATCCTCATGGGGTTGTTGAGGAACAGCGCTCACACGATCTTGATGAGTTCTTGCGTGATATTGACTCGAAGCAACCGGCAGGGCGGCGAATTGGTGCGGTGCTTGACGCTGAAGAAGTGCCGGTGAGCGAGATCCGAGTGGGTGATTTTGTGTTCATGCCGCGTCGTTTCATGCGGCGGGAAGCGCGTAGGCCGTTTGCGGTTGTCGGTATTGCCGATGACAAGTTTGTGAATGGTAAGCGGCGCGCGCGTGCGCCTTACGTGGCGATGTTCGGGAGCAGTGGTGATTATTCCAATAACCCGAATAATTACATTCAGGGTGAGACGGTTAGGCGCGTGCGGCGCTTAGCTTAGTGGCTGTTGGGCGCGTGAGGCCGCGCGCGTGTGTTAAATACGCGGCCGCAGTTTGAAAGGACAATGACATGTGTGAGTTTTGTGAAGTGTATGAGAGTTGGACAGGCGCGGTGCAGTGCGACGCGGCGGAAGCGCTTGAGCGGTATTTGCTTGGCGCGGTGGATAGTGTGGCGTCGCGTGGTGGTGACGTGGTGGGCGCGCTTGAGCGCGCGTTTGATGAGTGGTGCGCGTGTGAGTGGAAGCGCGCTATTGCGACGCTAGCATTGGTGCCGGTTGAGGGTAGCCGAGGCCGGTCGCTTGATGAATTATTCCACGATGTTTATGTGGCACCACTTAATGGTGGTGGGGATTCGTGGCGCGTGGCGTGGCGTGAAACAGTGGAAGCACTGACGCGCGGCGGGGCACAATTAGTTAAGACAGTCTGACACACACAGGAACAGGAGACAAGACAATGACTAAGACCACATTTTCACAGTATCTGGCGACGGCCCTTGAGTATTTTCCGAGTGCGCAATTCATTCTTGACGATGGAGATTCTATGAGTCTGCTAGAGAGTGCGGCCTATGGCTTGGGCGGTGGTGACTATTATTCGCTGGAGCGTGACAGATTCTCGGGGTATATGGTCACTTTGACTAATGAACTGGTCGATGACCTTGCGTCCCCCACGTCTACGTTTGACGGCGTGACGTTTGACTACACTCCGTTGCGGCGCGCGTTTGATAAATATGCGTGCATCGACTGGGACAGTCTGCTACCTGACGATGACGATAGTAGCGCGCCTAACTTGTGCTGGAACGATCTTACGGCGGGTATCCCGCGGGCTGGGATTGCGGGTCACCGCGTATTC